TTTTCCTGTATTACTTCCTCATTAATTACATCTGATTCAATTAGGAAGGATTGGAATTTTTCACCAATTGCCATTACTTTTTTTCTTGCTTCTGCCTCAATGCGCTCAACCTTACGCCTAACTTCACGGGAAATTGAAGTTTCTTTTTTTGATTTAGATGCAGCCTGTTCAACTTTTGATTCATCTTCAATTAACATTACCCGTTGATTGTTATCTCCGCTCATTATTGTGGTTTTAGTCCTACTGAAATTCCGAATTTGTTTAACTCTAGTTGATATTGTTCGGGCGTAATAGCTTTATCTTCAAGTGCAGTCGATAATGCGCCAACCAATGCGGCCAATCCTGTCGCATGCAACTCTAAATCTTCCTGAAAAATTGATAAATGGGAGAAATCCATGATAAGAGTAACATTGCCTTGTGGATAGAAATAACTAGACAGTGCGCCTGTCCATTCGTTCGCTTCCGGAATAGTCGTGTTGTCGAACATATCTTTCCTCGCCTCGTTCTGATTCTCGTAAGTAGTGCCTTTGTCAATAGCAAAAACTTCCTGCCTAACTCCGTAACCATCACATATTTTGAAAAAGTCCTCCCGTGTTTCCTGGAACAATCCGAGTTTGTCAGGGCTTACGCTCATTTCCTGCCAACGTAAATCCGCGTTGGTAATAATTATTTTGCGCTGCCCCTTGAGACCTCCATACATGTTCGAATACTGATTATGCACTTCGTTACGGTCTTCGTCTCCGACTGGAAGTTGACCGGCTACATCTGAACTACGGTTAGAAAGAATACCCAATGAACCACGATCGCTAAGGATTTGGCCGCGCGTCTCATAAGCCATCCGGATATTATTGATCGGCGCTTTCAAGGCTTTCATCTTGGATTCACCGCAGAGCATAGATTTGCTCCCTTGGTCGGTAACAGTTACCCGATTGTCGTTCAAATGAATGATTTGATCGGGGTCTAAATCAATCTCTTTAACATCGACATTGTATTTGTAGGTAACTCCTTCGGGTAATTTATCAATGCTATCCCATAAGAAAAACGGCTTTTTCTGGTCATATTCGCACGTTACCATATTAGGCGGCAGCGTGTACATTGCCTTGGTTTTAAGGTGATCAGCACCAACCCCGAAGAAATTGTAGATGTATTCGTTGCCGAAAATTTCATGGAAAATCTTAGTCTGCCTCAAAAATTCTTTTTCTCCCTGAAACCAGTTCGGCTTTGAAAGAAGTTTTACGATGGGGTCGTTTTCAATTTCATTACCTTTAGAATCTAAGGCTTTGATCTTTCCTGAACAGAAGGCGCGGGCTTTATAGTTTATGACGGCGTTCAATTCTGGTATGTCATTGAAGGCTTTTAGGTATTCGAGTTGCTTAAAGGCTGAATAATCTGATACACCGTAAAACCAAACGCCTCCAACCTGACGAGGCCGGAACCAGTTGCTAATGATACCTAAGTCCCAATTCGCAAATAGACCCAAAGTGGTTTTTTATAACGAATGTAAAGGTAAATTCCTTTTTGGGAATTATCCTAATTTGGGAAAGTATTTATTATTTGGGAATTACTGCCCCAGGCGATCGCCAACAGTTGCATAACCGGCACTGCTCCAAATATCGTCATACTTGTCAATGGTCTCACTCAACTGAATCCCATCAACTACACGGTAACAGAAGTTCTCCTGCTCCCTGCGTAAGTCCTGATCTTTGATGCAATGGAGTTTGAATTTTTTGAGAGTGGAAATCCAATAATTACGACTGCCAGGGAACTTCTTGGTAAGCACGGCGGGTATTCCGGCGCGCCTCATGTCGGCAACCCAACCTACACCGGTATTTGTGTTGTCCATGTTGGTGTCGCACCAAATATGTTTTTCGGGATTGATTGCTTTAACAGCATCAATTACCATCGTGGAGGTATCGCAGGGATGGTAAAATAGCTTTTTTATGAACAGATCGGAAACCGGCTCTTTCTTGCGTAATCCCACCTTTGTAATAACCGTAGGGTGAGCGGTACCAAAATCCAAGCCATAGCTGAAGGTTTCAATGTCGGCGGGAAAATCATCGACCCAAACAACTTCGGGGAATACAAGCCCTTCACGGTTGGCGCGCTTGCCCTCGCCATAGACCGACCAACGATATTTGTCAGCAGTCCCGTTTGCTACGTTCACGGGAATATTTGGATTATAGCTTTCAAGTTCACGGATAACCGAGGCATCCAGGTGCCGGTTATCTTTGTATGTTGAATGCGTGAACACGCAATCGTCTCTTTTCTCCCAACCAAATACCCAGTGATCGGTATATTTTGGATTCCAGTCCGCAATAATGATCTTTCGGCACCGCATTATCCAGTTCATTACCTTCTCTTTCTCATAGCCGGAAAGTATTTCATTGAAGAAAATTATGTCTGAATCCGTGCTTTCCTTTATCTCGGTGCTGTTGTCATCGAGGCCGCGAAACTTTATATCGTGGCCGAAAAGCATATAATTGGGCTTGCCTGAATTGTCTTTCAGGTTTCTATCGTTCCAGATCCCAATCTTTAACAGGCAGTTTTTGAAATCTTTGAGTAGGTATTCTTTGCAGTTTACAAGGGAATCGCGGAAAAAGAATATGTCCAGTTTCTTTTCGCGGTTGTGATCACATAGCCAAACTATGATGTGGATAGCATCCCACGTCTTACTACTTCGACTTGATCCCTCATTTCCGATTATAAGTTTTGAACCTGGCGGCTTCTCTTTGATGAGCTTGGCCATCTTGAAGTATAGGCCGTTGGGTTCAAAGGTCATGAAGTTATTCCAGCTTACCGTCAATTATCTTCCCGTCTATCATCGTGGTAATTACCGGGCTTATTGATCCGGTATGCTGTATAGGTTGGTTGGCCTTACCTTCCACCCTGTCGAAAATTTCAGTGATAGCCCTTATCTCTCCATCGTTGGCCTTCTTTAATAGCTTCCTGATAATGACTTCCTGAAACTGCTTGCGTGACTTTACCCCGTCAATGTTGACCTCGATTTCTTCTTCAAGCATCTCGCGAAGAATAGTGGAAAGGTTACGGCTTCCCTTTGGCCTGCCTGATGGGTTAGGCGAGGGGTCGCCTTCCTTCCACGGTTCTTTAAGGTTTTCAGGATTAGGCATTAATCGGTGTTTTTTCGGTGATAACGTATTCCTGCCCGTTTTGTTCGGGTTCGGCTTTAACCTGGATATGTCCATTAGTTCAAAGGTAGGTAAAAAACAATTACATCGCCATTATCTGCCAAAAGTCAATTAAGTGGCAAAGTGTACCCAATTGGGTTGCTCAGTGAACCACTGGATGTATAACTTCGGAGAAACTCAAAAGTGAATTGTTATTTTGTCCAAAAATCTAAAAAAAGGTTGAATCAATCCGAAGTAATTTAAAATAGTCATTAGCAAATAGGCTATAAATTGTCCTGCAAACCAACCAAAACAGATGCAAATCGGTAGAATTATTATACTATCGGATGATCTTAATTTTTTTAATGATAACCTCATAAATGCGCGAAGCCAAGAGCTTTTAACCCCTGGCCTCGTTTAAAGTTTTACCGTCCTTGCACCGGATTTGCCATTTTTTGTCCTATCGGTTGGATGATCATAAAACAAAGTTAATAAATTATTTGGAATTGTTCAATTTTCGTTATAGTCAATGACTTCATAAAGAAGCGTCCCTTGTTGCCCGAATCGAGTATATCTTCATGCTTCTATAAGCAGTTCTTTTTCAACAATCATTTCTACCACAGTATTAACGCTCCTTTTTTCTTCTTTAGCTATTGCGGCTAATTTCTTCCAAACGCGATCCTCAAAATAAAGGCTTTTTTGGCTCTTTTTTCCACATTTTTGCTTTGTTGCCATATTATTTATTGATTTCAAGACAAAAGTAGTGTATTTTAAACCACAATTCCAAGCCCCTCAAAAATAAATATAAAATATTTTTAGGAACGCTTGGTTTATATTGGTGTAATACCTTACATTTGTTTCATCAATCAGGAACGAAACTAAAACACGTCACTCATAAACTAAACACAAAATGACTTACAAAGGATGCCAAATCAAAATCAAGACCGTTAAAAAAGGTGCGGATAAAGGAAAATTCGTTTGGGTAAATGTTACAAGCGAAGAAGAATCTGCGGAAACATTTAAAAGTTCTGCTGATGCTTGGGAAGACGCGAAAGCATTTGTCGACCAAGAAATTAATGATCACGAGGATTAACCCCCTTCACCCTTAAAAGATAAAGCTATGAAAACCCTTATCTACTTCCGAGAATGCCCCGACTTCAAAGACCTCTTTCAATACGCTAAAGAGTTCTACGTTTTACGCTGCATCAAACCTAATCATGATTTTGGTTACGCTATCTGTATTGAACTATCAGCTAACGGTAAAATAAACTAAAAATACCTATGAAAGCTCAAAATATGGAAACAAAATTGATTGCCTT